CGCCCTCGTCGGGTTTTCGCGCCCGCGGAATTCCCCCGGATTTTCCCCGGCGTTCACGCTGATGGTGCGCGCGACCGTCCACGTCGCCGGGCCGCCGTCGATCAGCGACGGTCAGAGCTGCGCGCGCTGCGGCTACCCGATCCTCCGGAGCCTGCGCTCCCCGGCCGGCCTGCTCTCCCCGTTCGTCGAGGGGACACAGGTCGGGGTGATCGAGCATCAGCCCGGCGGGAGGTACACGTACCAGGCCGGGCCGGTCACCCGGGACGCCCGAGTCGGCGACGACGGCCTCGCCCGCTGGGCCCACCGGACATTCGGGGAGGTCGTCGAGGAGCCCTGCTCGTGACAGCGGTCGCCCCGCTCGACGTTCGCGAGCTCCCCCTCGACGTCCTCGTCGAGGCGGCGTGGAACGCCAACCGTGTCGACGCAGCGACCCTGGCGAGGATCCGCCGGTCGATCGAGACGTTCGGGATCGTCGAGAACCTCGTCGTCCGCCCGCTCTATACGGGCGAGTCTGACACAGGACGGTATGAGGTCCTCTCGGGCAACCACCGCCTGCGCCTCTACCGCGAGCTCGGGCTCGCCGCCGCCCCCTGCCATGTCGTCTTCCTCGAGGACGCCGAGGCACGGCTGCTCGCCCAGGTGCTCAACCGCACGCGAGGCGAGGACGACCCGGAGGCGTACGCGCGGCTTCTCCGCGAGATCCTCGCCGACATCCCGACCGGCGACGTCCTCTCCTTCCTGCCGGAGACCTACGAGACGCTCGAGGAGCTCCTCGGCGACCTCCCCGTTACCGGGGGCGGCGACCTCTCGTACGTGGGCGACCGTCCGACGCTCTCCGAGCGCTTCGTCGTGCCGCCGCTCTCCGTCCTCGACGCCCGCCAGGGGTACTGGCTCGAGCGCAAGCGCCGCTGGCTGTCGGTCGGTATCGAGTCCGAGCTCGGACGCCGCGACCGGGCGCTGATCGCGGCCGACTCCGGCCGCGACCCCGACTTCTACCGGACGAAGCAGGAGGTCGAGCGGATGCTCGGCCGCGACCTGACCACGGAGGAGTTCACCCGCGACTGGTACGTCAACACGCAGGACGGCGGTGGGCTCTCCGAGGGCGGGACGAGCGTCTTCGACCCTGTCCTGTGCGAGCTCGTCTACCGCTGGTTCTCCGCCCCGGGCGCCCGTGTGCTCGACCCGTTCGCCGGCGGCAGCGTCCGCGGAGTCGTCGCCGGCCTGCTCGGACGCCGGTACGTCGGGGTCGACCTCTCCGCCGAGCAGGTCGCCGCCAACAAGGATCAGGCCGGCCGGATCTTCGCCGACCACGCGGCCGGGGCGGACGTCACCGACCCGGACGACCTGACCCCTGTGGAGGAGCACGGCGACCTGTGGCTCAAGCGGGATGACCTGTTCGTCGTCAACGGCGCCAGGGGCGGCAAGGCCCGGGCGATCCTCGCGCTCGCCGCCGGCTCCGCCGGGCTCGTCGGTGTCGGCGCCCGCACGAGCCCGCAGCTCGCCCGTGTCGCCCGGGTCGCCGCGCACCTCGGAGTCCCCTGCCGCGTCCACACGGGGGCGGGCTCCCCGACCGCCGAGACAGAGGCGGCGGCCGCTGCGGGCGCGGAGGTCGTCCAGCACTCGCCCGCCCGGGTCGCGGTCGCGAACGCCCGCGCGCGCGAGGACGCCGCCGAGCGCGCCTGGACCCTCGTCCCGTTCGGCGCAGTCTGCGAGACAACCGTCGAGCTGACCCGCAGGCAGGCGGCGAATCTCCCGGCGGCTGCGAGACGGATCGTCGTCCCCGTCGGCTCCGGGACCACGCTCGCCGGCGTCCTCCGCGGACTCGACGACCTCCGGCTCGACACGCCCGTCCTCGGCGTCAGGGTCGGCGCCGACCCGTCGAGGACCCTGGACGAGCACGCCCCCGGCTGGCGCGACCGGGTCGAGCTCGTCACGAGCCCGCTCGCCTTCGACGAGCACGCCGACCCGGCCGAGCTCGACGGGATCCCGCTCGACCCGACCTTCGAGGCGAAGTGCGTCCCCTACCTCGAGCCCGGTGACTGCCTCTGGGTCGTCGGGATCGGTGAGACGCACCGTCCCGCGTCAGGGCCGTCCCGGCCACGCTGGATCGTCGGCGACTCCGCCGACGTCGGCCACGACCCGGAGTCGTTCGACCTCGTCTTCTCCTGCCCGCCCTACTACGACCTCGAGGTCTACTCGGACGACCCGCGCGACCTGTCCGCGAAGGCCGACTACGACTCGTTCCTGTCCGTCTACGGCTCGATCATCCACCGGTCTGCCGCCGCCCTCCGCCCCGACCGCTTCGCGGTCTTCGTCGTCGGCGACGTCCGCGCCCGCGACGGCATCTACCACGGGCTCGTCGAGGACACGATCCGGCTGTTCGACGACGCCGGGCTCGGCCTCTACAACCACGCGATCCTCGTCACGCCGGTCGGGTCGCTCCCGGTCCGGGCGTCCAAGTTCTTCCCGGTCTCGAGAAAGCTCGGCAAGACCCACCAGGACGTCCTCGTCTTCGTCAAGGGCGACCCGCGCCGGGCTGTCGAGGCGGCCGGCCCGGTCGACGTCGCTGACCCACCGATAGACGGTGTTGATGACGGCTGACCCTCAGAAGCTCGCGGACGCGAGGGCGCTCCTCGACGCGGCCAAGCGCACGGTCGCGAACCGTGCGAGGGCGGCAGGGGCTCTCGACGCGCTCGACGCGATACACGTGCTCGACCTGGAGGCCCGGGTGGAGCGGCTCGAGACATCGCTCCGACGGCGCGCCGCGTTCGAGCGAGCCCGGGAGCTGACCACCTCGTGAGCGACTACCTGAGGCTCATCGAGATCGCGGGACGCCACGGCTGGGCGGTCGGGCTCTCCCTCGAGCCCGGCGACCCGCCGGCAGAGACGCTGTCCGTCTACGACTCCCGACCTCTCCGCCTGGCGACCGTCCTCGCCCGGGTCAACGTGCCGACGTCTGGCGAGCGCCCGCTCGACGAGGCGGCGAGCGCCGTGCTCGAGAAGCTCGCCGCGCGGTCGTGAGAGGCAGGAAGCCGACGCCGGTCGAGCTCCAGCGTCGGCGAGGCAACCCTGGGCACCGTCCGCTGCCCGACCCGGTTCTCGTCGGCGGCCGGGTCACGGAGCCCCCGCCGCCACCCGACCATCTACCGGAGGACGCCAGGCGCGCCTGGGACGTCTTCGTCCCCACTCTCTGCGGGATAGGCGCGCTCGACGCGGTCGACCTGATCGCGCTCGAGGGCGCCTGCGTCGCCTACGGCCGCGCCCGACAGGCCGCCCGGGTGATCGCCGAGCAGGGCCACGTCGTGGAGGGGTCCATGGGGCAGATGGTCGAGCACCCCTCCCTGGGCACGGAGCGCGCGGAGTGGGCGCTCTTCCTCCGCTTCGCCGAGCAGTACGGGCTGACGATGCTCGCCCGGACGCGCGCCGGGCTCGCCGAGCTCCAGCGCCGCTCGCTCGCCGAGGAGCTCGGCACGATCTTCGCCCAGGCGCCGGCCGCGATCGACGGCGACGCGGTCGAGGTCTGCGGGGAGTGCGGCAGCCGCAAGGGGCGACGGCACGCCGACCACTGCTCCCGACGTCGCCGACGGGGCTGATGGCACGCCGCCGCCGGTCGCTCGCCGAGACGATCGAGGCCGCCGCCCCGCCCGGCTTCGAGCACCTCTCCGTCCGTCCGGAGGGGCTCCGCCTCGCCCACTTCTCCCGGAGCCTCCTACGCGGAACGGTCGGGCAGCACGCCGGCGAGCCGTTCGAGCTCGAGCCCTGGCAGGTCCTCATCGCCTCCGAGCTCCTCTCCGGCCGGCTCGACGGCCGGCCACGGTACGGGGAGGCTCTGATCGGCCTCCCCCGAGGGAACGGCAAGACCGGCTTCGGCGCCGTGCTCGCCTGGGAGGGCCTGCTCGTCGAGGGGATCGTCGACCCGGGTGCCGAGATCTACTGCGCCGCCTCCACGCGCGACCAGGCTCGGATCCTCTTCAACGACGTCCGGAGGATGCGGGAGGCGTCCCCGCTCCTCATGGACTGGACGCGCGCCTACCGGGACGCGATCGAGGTCCCGGAGACCGGGGCGATCCTCCGCGTCCTCGCAGGCGACCGGGCCGGCGAGGCGGCGCACGGGCTCCGCCCCTCCCGCACGCTCGTCGACGAGGTCCACGCCCACCGCGACCCGGAGCTGTACTACGCGCTCCGAACGGCGTCGCACAAGCGCCCCGGATCGCTGCTCGCGGGGATCAGCACCGCCGGGCACGACCTCGAGAGCCTCTGCGGCGAGCTCTACCGGAAAGGACGGGAGGGCAACGACCCCCGCTTCTTCTTCCTCTGGCTCGGCCTGACCGACGAGGAGGTCGAGGAGATCGGCCGGCACCCCGAGAGGGCCGGGCAGGTCGCGAAGCGGGTCAATCCCGCGTCGTTCGTCACAGCGGAGGCGCTCCAGGGGCTCTACCGGGGCGTCCCGTTCGGGGTCTTCCTCCGCCTCCACGGCAACCGCTGGACGCAAGCCGAGAACCTGTGGCTGCCCGCCGGCGCCTGGGACGCCTGCCGCGGCGACGTCGCGATCCGCGACGGCGACCCGGTCTGGATGGCGGTCGACCCCGGCTTCACCCACGACACCTGCGGGACGGTCGAGGTCGCGCCCGTCTACGACCGTGACGACGGGCAGCCGTCGTTCCACGTCCGGGCCCGGGCGTTCGGCGTCCGCCCCGACCCGAAGAGCCCGCCGCCGCCCGTGCACGACATCCTCGACGGGGACGAGGTCGACTACGACGTCGTCGAGAGCCACGTCCGTGACGTCGCCCGCCGGCAGCGGCTGCGCGCCGCCGCCTACGACCCGTTCCGCTTCTGGCGGTCCGCCCAGATCCTCGGGAACGAGGGGCTGCCAATGGTCGAGTTCCCGCAGACGAACGAGCGGATGTGCCCCGCCTCCCAGACCCTGTTCGACCTAATCGTCGAGCGGAGGATCGTCCACGACGGCGACCCGCACCTGGCCGCCCAGATCGGGAACGCGACCGCACGGGACACCGGCCGCGGCTGGCGGCTCGACAAGAAGCCGAACCGCCGCGGGGAGCGCGACCGGCGCGACCGGCCGCCGATGGACCTCGCCGTCGCCCTCGCAATGGGCGTCTCGCTCGCCGCCGCCGGCACGTCGAAGCCGAGACCCCGGTTCTCCGTGCTCGTCTGACATCCTCCATGCGACGTACGATCCTGGCGTGACATGCGGAGCGGGTAGAGCCAGGTGGCTCGGCCGGTCTCATGAGCCGGCGCCGGGAGGTTCGAGTCCTCGCCCGCTACCTCGACCGGCGGCCGGATAACCCCGTGCTCCGACGCTCCTATCTCAAGACGCTCGCCCGGGCCTCGGTCGTCGTCCACACCGGCGACGGCCGCTCCGTCCAGGGCGTCCTCGTAGGCGAATACCGGGACGCGCTCGTCCTCCGCCACGCCGTCTACCTGATCCCCGACGGGCGGCGCGAGCAGCTCGACGGCGACGTCGCGATCCCCCGCCGGAACGTCTCCTTCCTGCAAGTGTCGCCTGCACCGATAGACACGGCGGGATGACCGTACTCGTCGTCAAGGGCGGACACCGCGTCCCGGTCACGGGCCGGAAGGCGTGGCCGCTCGCCGGGCTCGGCGTCGCGGGCGACCCGTACGACGGCTGGCTGCCCCGGTCGATCGAGCTGATCGGCGGGACGAGCCTCTCCTACGCCCGGATCTACAGGACGCAGCCGTGGGTGTACATCGTCGTCAACAAGCTCGCCCGGGGTGTCGCCCGACTCCCGCTCAAGACCTACCTGCTCGACGGGAACGACCGAGAGTTCGTCCGCGACCATCCGCTCGCCCGGCTCATCAAGCGTCCGAACCCGAGGGCCCCCGCGTTCCGTCTCAAGGAGGCGATCGTCGGCTCGCTCGCGATCTACGCGCACGCGCTCGTCTGGAAGTACCGGCCGCGTATCGGCGCCCCTCCCAGCGAGCTCTGGCCGCTCAACTGGCAGCACGTCACGATCGTCCCCGGCGAGACCCGGCCGATCGACGGCTACGTCTACCACGGGCCCGTCGGCCGCAGATTCTTCCGGCCCGAGGATGTCATCCACCTCGAGTGGTGGGGCCCCGAGGGGCGCGGCGTCTCCCCGCTCGAGCCGCTCCGGCGGACGCTCCTCATGGAGGACGCCGGGCAGCGGTACGCGATCGGCTCGTTCGCCAACGCCGCCCGCCCCTCCGGCTTCCTCAAGACGACCCGGCCGCTCGACGACGAGGAGAAGGAGGAGCTGCGCGCCGAGCTCGCCACCACCCATCAGGGGCCCGACAACGCCTTCCGGATCGCCCTCCTCGAGGCTGGCATGGAATGGGAGCCGGCGCAGCACACCGCCCAGGAGGCGGAGGTGATCGCCCACCGGAAGCTCAACCGGGAGGAGGTCGCCGCCGTCTACGACATCGACCCGACCCAGATCGGGATACTCGACCGGGCGACCTTCAGCAACGTCACCGAGGCGCACCGGGCGCTCTACCAGGACACGTACGGGCCCTGGACGACCCTGGTCGAGGAGACCCTCGACGCCCAGCTCGTCGAGGAGGAGCGCGCGACCTGGGGCGACGTCTTCCTCGAGTTCGACTTCAACGAGGTCCTCAAGGGAAACCCGAGAGAGCGGTCCGAGGCGTACCAGCGGCAGCGCGACGCCTCCGTCGCCACGCCGAACGAGCTCCGCCGGGCGGAGAACCGTCCTGATCATCCCGACCCGCTCGCCGACGAGCTCTGGGTTCCGGCGAACATGGTCCCTATCTCCCAGGCCGGGCAGGCTGCGACCGCCGGCCTCGCGAGCCTCGCTGCGATGGTCGCCGACGAGCTCGAGCGGCGAGGCCGGTCGGGCCGCGACGAGCAGTAGGCGCAGTCCGAGACGGCGCCCGCCCGCCGATAGACGCGGGCGATGAAGGCGAGGCTCGAGCGGAAGGCGGTCGTCGCGGAGTTCAAGGCCCGGGACGAGCCCGGGGTCTTCGAGGCCCGGTTCTCCCGCTTCGGCAACGTCGACCGGTACTCCGACCGCGTCCTCAAGGGCGCGTTCGAGGACGTCTTCAAGGGCGACCTGCCACCGGTGGTCTGGACGCACATGTGGGAGATCCCGCCGGTCGGCGAGACGCTCGAGGCGAAGGAGACCGATGTCGGGGCCGAGGCGGTCGGCCGGCTGTTCGTCAAGGGCGACGAGGACCATGAGGTCGCCCGGCAGGTGTACACGGCGATGAAGGCGGGCGCGCTCCGGCAGTTCTCCTACGCCTACACGGTCGCGGAGGCCGCGTTCGTCGAGGAGGACGGCCAGGAGGTCCGCGAGATCGCGAAGTTCGCCGAGCTGTTCGAATGGGGGCCGACGCTCGTCGGGGTCAACCCTGAGACCGAGCTCCTCGCCGCCCCGAAGGCGCTCCCCCGGCTCGTCGGGGCGCTCGAGGCCGGCGGTCTCTCCGAGGACGAGCTCGTCGACACGCTCGGGAAGGCCGGCCTCGACGTCGGGCCACTCGTCGACCGGTGGATCGCCGACGTGAAGGCGGGCGCACGCAACTCCGCGAAGGATCTCGAGCGGCTCCAGATGATCCACGACCTCGCCGTCGAGAACGGCGCCTCCTGCGCCGGGCAGTCGGGCGCAACCGGCCCTGCGCCCGCGTCTCTCGACCCGCGCGTCGTCGAGATCCTCACGGCGCGTCCGCTCCTGTAACGACCCGCCGATAGACGGAGGCGACCATGCGCGAGAAGATCCGGAGGGCACTCGAGGAGAAGCGGGCCGAGGCGAAGCGGCTCTACGCCGCGTTCGACGAGGCGCGCAAGGCCGCGGCCGCCGAGGGCGCGGACATCACGAACACGGAGAGCGAGGCGTTCAAGCGTCTCGAGGAGGCGCACAAGGCGTACGCCGCGGTCGAGCAGGAGGCGAAGACGCTCGAAGACCGGTACGTCCAGGTCCTCGACATGGAGAGCGCGCTCGAGCCGAAGAGCGCAGAGGCCGAACCGGCGGGCGGCCAGGCGGGCGATCGGAAGCGTGCGCCGAGCGCCGCCGAGGCGTTCCTCACCTCGGACGCCTACAAGGATCTCGTCAGGTCCGGCGCGCTCGAGATCGACAAGGCCCGGATCAACATGACGCCGGTCAAGGCGCTCGACCGCGCGGAGCTCAAGACCCTCCTGACCGGTGCGTCCGACACGAGCGGCGGGGCGTTCGTGGTCGAGGACCGGCAGGCCGGGTACGTCGACATCCCCCGCCGGCCGCTCGTCGTCGCCGACCTGGTCACCGTCGGGGACACCGACTCGGACGCTGTCGAGTACGTCGAGCTGACGTCCCGGACGAACGCGGCGGCAGAGACCCCGGAGGCGACCTCGACCGGTGACGCGGCCGCGAACGCGCCCGAGTCCGGACTCGCGTTCGCCGTCAAGATCGCGAACGTCCGGGAGATCACCCACTACATCCCGGCGACGCGGCGTGCGCTCGCCGACGCCGGCCAGCTCCGGACGATCGTCGACCAGGAGCTCCGGGACGGGATCCTCGAGCGGCTCGACTCGCAGCTCGTCGTCGGCGACGGGACCGGCGAGAACCTGCGCGGGATCCTCAACACGCCCGGGCTGCTCTCGCAGCTCATCGGAACGGACAGCCTCGTCGACGCGATCCACAAGGCGATCACGCAGGTCGTCCTCCAGAACCACGTGCCCGACGCGGTGCTCTTCCACCCCACCGACTGGCAGACCGTCCGGCTGTCGAAGGACTCGAACGGCCAGTACCTGTTCGGCCCCCCGTCCCAGGCGGGAGCGACCACGATCTGGGGCTACCCGGTCGTGCTCTCCCAGGCGGTGCCGGCCGGCACCACGCTCGTCGGCGCGTTCCGGCGCGGCGCGACCCTCTGGGTCCGCTCGGGCGTGACGATCGCCGCGACCGACGCCCACGCCGACTGGTTCATCCGGCGCCTCGTCGCGGTCCTCGCCTCCTACCGGGCAGCGTTCGCCGTCCAGCGCCCCAAGGCGTTCTGCGAGGTCTCCGCCACCTAGCCCGGTGGGGATCGCGCTCGAGGAGACGCCCGAGCGATGCCCGATCTGCGGCGCCCGGAACGCGACATGCGGGGGAGGGAGTGAGCCCGTGAGCCTCGTCGACTTCCCCTCGAGGCGCGTGATCGTCGAGGGCGTAAGGCAGGAGTACGTCGTCGCGACCGACCGGATCTACCGGGCCGACCCGGCGGCAGGGGCGCGCAGCCTCCTCTACCCTGCGGGGGCTCTCGTCCCGCTCGAGGAGGCTGTCGCTCTCGGGCTCGTCGACGACGCCGAGGCTGAAGAGGACAGTGATCCTGAGTCCAGCAACGCTCCCGCGGCTGCAACGGGAGAGCCGGCGGAGGGCCCCGACACCCCGGGGCAGTCAGGCGAGGGGCCCTCGCGGCCGGACTCGGAGCCGGAGCCCGAGGCGAAGGCCGTCGACTCCGACGGGGTTGAGGACAAGGCCGTCCAGAAGGCCCCGGCGGCGAAGACGCGCCCGTCGCGCCGCAAGGCCGGGTAGCGGAGGGCACGGGCCGTGCCCCGCGACCTGTGCACGCTCGCCCAGGTCAAGGAGTATCTCGGCGAGACGACCGGCGACTACGACGGGCTGATCGGCCGGCTGATCAGCGCCGCATCCGAGGAGTTCCACCGCCGCGCCGGACGGGAGTTCCTCCCGGTCGGGTCGAACCCGCAGGCTCGGACGTTCGACCGGCCGAAGGCGGACGAGCTCGGCCGCGTCCACTTCCGGGTTGGCGATCTCGCCGCGGATCCGACCTCCGTCGAGCTGCACGACGAGGACGGCAATCTCCGGCTCGCCCTGGGCGCCGGCGACTACGTCCTCCTGCCCCGTGCGCGCAAGCCCGGCCACCCGTACACGCGGATCCGGCTCCACCGTCGGATCGCCGTCCTCCCAACGGACGTGCTCGAGCTGACCGGCGACTTCGGCTTCCCCGCGGTCCCCGAGAACGTGCGGCAGGCGGTCATCGCCCAGGTGATGCTCTGGATGGCCCGTGACGTCAAGAACTTCTCGGAGACGTTCTCGACGACCGAGGGTCGCGTCGTCCGGCCGCGGGAGCTCGACGCGATCGTCCTCGCCGTCGCCGACTCCTACCGGAACAACCTCCTCTGATGCCGAGCGTCAGCATCCGTATCGAGGGGCTCTCCAAGGCGGCCCGGATCCCGGACGGGCTCGAGCGCGCCCAACGGCGGATGCTCGACAGGATCGTCGAGCGGCTCGCCGACGAGCTCGGCGAGGCGACCCCCGGCGGCCGGGGCGGCACGGTCGGCAGGACGTGGCGCGGACAGACGATCAGCTCCACGCGGGGCGTCGTCTACTCGCCGCACCCGGGGGCGAAGGCGCTCGCCCGGGGCGCGTACATCACCCCGCGCGGCGGGCGAGCCCTGCGCTTCCACACCGGGGAGGTCCGCCCGTTCGCCCGGCTGCCCCGGACGAACTACGACAAGCGGGCGCTGCGCAAGCGGGGCAGGATCGGCCGGGAGGAGTACACGAGGGCGTTCGGCGGGGACGTGACCGATGCCTAGCACGCCCGACCTGATCGAGGACGCGTTCGTCGCCGCCGCATCCGCGATCCCCGGCGTCGAGTCGGCGGTCGACCATGAGCCGGAGAAGCTGCCGAGGCTCCCGGCGGTCACGATGCTCTTCCGCGTCCCCGCACAGGTCGACGCGGCGACCGGCCCGGTGAACGACGTCACATGGTCGTGGACGGTCAGCCTCTACCTGCCGCTCCGCGACTACCGGCGCGCCCAGCAGCAGCTCAAGGAGCTCGCCCCGGCGATCCTCCGTCTCACAAGGGCCGACCCGACGCTCGGCGGGACGTGCGACCAGGCGATCGTGTCCGCCCTCGACGACGACCCGGTCTTCAGCCACGACGAGGGCTGGATGGTCGCCCGCTTCCGGCTGACCGCTCTCAGCGAGGAGCCGGGGTAGCGTCCCGGCCCCGACGGGGACGCCGATAGACCGCGGCGATGGCGACTGTGATCTACGACGGGCCCGCCGGCGTCGTCAACAGGGACGTGGGCGCCGAGACCGGGGAGGGCGACCTGCTCGAGCCCGGCCGCCGCTACCGGGTCTCCGACGTGCTCGCCGACCGGCTCGTCGCCTCCAGCGTCCACTGGCGGCGCGTGACACGCCCCAAGGCGGGCGAGGAGGACCCGGGTGCGTAACGACATCTTCGGCCTCGCGAAGCAGACCGGGCTCGGTACGAAGCAGACGGTCATGGAGTACTTCCCGCCCGTCGAGACCGTGTCCCCCGGGGCGAGCAGGGAGACGCTCGAGGAGGAGGAGACGACCGGGACCAGGTTCCCGACCGGGATCGAGTACGGCACGCAGTTCTGGGAGGTCCAGGTGGAGGGGGCCGCCCGCTTCAACTCCCTGCCCCGGCTGCTCTCCGGCTTCCTCTGCGCCCCCGTGACGACCACGCCCGACGGGACCGGGGCGCCCACGGGGCGCAACCACGCCTTCGACGTCGCCGCCCCAGGGGCGGCCCCCGTCCCCCACTCGATGTTCGTCGTCCGCCGCGACCCGAGCCCGCCGATCGTCGACCTGTTCTGGGATGCGCTCGGGAACGAGCTCGAGCTGTCCGTCGAGCCGAACGGCTTCGTCCGCTACGCCGCCGGCTATGTCGCCCGGGAGCTCGACGACGGCCAGCCGGCGCCGTCGCCGACCCTCGACGTCTCGAAGCGGATCCCGTTCGACCTCTGCAAGGCCCACCTGTCCGTCGACGACGGGCCGGAGACGGAGGTCGCGGTCGCCGGCTTCTCCCTCGCCTACTCGAACAGCATCGACACGGACGAGGCGGTCCTCGGCTCCCGAAGGCTGTTCACGGTCGAGCCGGGGAACGCGACCGCGGAGGTCACGTTCATGCCCCGCCAGGGTCTGGAGGAGCACTACCGGCGGGCGCTCCAGGACGACCCGGCGAGCGTCAGGATCCGGCTGGAGGCTCTCGGCGCGGTCATCGGCGCGGCCGTCCGCTACAAGCTCGAGGTGATCGTCCACTCCTGCGAGTACGTCGACGCGCCCGCCGAGATCAACGCCGCCGAGAGGCTCAAGTCGATCGAGGTGACCGCCCGCGCCCGCTACGACGACACGTCGTCCAAGTTCGTCACGGTCAACGTGGTCAACGAGATCAACGCCTACTGATGGGCTTCCTCGTCGGCGACGACACGTACGAGCGCACGTACGACGACCCGGACGGGAGCGACGAGAAGCTCACGGTCACGCTCCGGCCGCTCAACGCCGGGGCCGCCGCGGCGATCGAGGACACGATCGCCATGGAGATCGGGGAGAACGAGCAGCCGGTCGCGAGCGTCCGCCTCGGCCGGCTGAAGCTCCTCCATGTCCAGCACGCGGTCGTCTCCTGGTCGCTCCCGGTCTCCCCGACCGCTGAGACGATCGCCCGGCTCCACCCGGACGTGCTCAACGCGATCTTCGCCGACATCCGACGCGGCAGCGTCCCCGCCCGCGAGCCGGACGCCGCCGACCCTTTAGACGGCGGCGGCTCCTAGAGCGGCAGGCCCGGCAGCTCGCCAACGGCCGGCATCCCGAGCTCCCGCTCGCCCCCGTCCGCGCCTACATCGACTGGCGGACATTCGGGGCGCTCCCCCACGCCGGCGGGACGTTCGACCAGCCGGCCGAGCTCATGGACGAGCTCCGCCAGGTCGCAGGGATCGTCCATGAGACGGAGCGCCGGAACGCGAGACGGCGCGGCCGCCGCCCCCGGAGCCGATAGACCCGGGCATGACCACCGCCGAGCTCGAGTACCTCGTCCGCGTCCAGGATCGGGACCTGAAGGAGCTCCAGCGGAGCGTCCGCGAGACGAACAAGGCGCTCGGCGCTGAGACCGCTGACGCGAGCTCCCGGGGAAGCCAGGCGCTCGCGAGCGTCGGCCGGGCGGCGACGGTCGCGTCGGCCGCGATCCTCGGCGGCCTCGGCGTCGCCGCCAAGATCGGCTTCGACGAGCTCTCCGAGGCGGAGCGGGTCTCAGCCCAGACCGCGGCGACGCTCAAGTCGACCGGCGGCGTCGCGAACGTCACCGCGAAGGACATCGAGGGGCTCGCCGGGCAGCTCTCCCGGCTCTCCGGGGTCGACGACGAGGTCATCCAGTCCGGGGAGAACCTCCTCCTCACGTTCTGTCTCGAGCAGGACGCCGAAGCTCTCACCCGCGATCGTGGCTGGGTACGGCATGGGGATCTCGCAGCCGGGGACGAGATCCTCGCCTACGACGCGGACGACGGCTCGATCCGCTGGGAGCCGATCACGTCGATACACCGCTTCGGCGTCGACGGTGATCTGATCCGCTGGGACAGCCGCCACATCGACGTCGCGACAACGCCACACCACCGGTGGTGGGCCGGGATCGGCCAGTCCCGCGAGCGCTGGGGCTTCCGGACGACCGAGGAGATCAGCGGCAAGCAGATCCCCGTGATGATCGGTGGGGGCGAGCCAGCCTGCTTCGCCGATGAGGCCGTCTACTCGGATGAGCTCGTCGAGCTCGCCGGCTGGGTCGCGACCGAGGGATGGGTCTCCTGGACGAGACCGTCGACCCCGCACCAGAACCACGCGGGCTTCAGCCAGAGCGAGACGGCGAACCCTGGCAACGTCGCCCGCATCCGCGCGCTCGTCGCCAGGCTGCGCCGCCAGGGGCATGAGATCAGCGAGTCGGTCAGCAACCGTGAGGGCGGCACGGGTGCCGCACACGGGATCGAGCCGACGACCCGCACGACCGTGCAATGGACATTCGCGAAAAGCCTCGGCAAGACGATCAAGGCGATGCTCCCCGAGAAGAAGCTGACTCCCGAGCTGCTCGGACAGCTCACCCGAAGCCAGGCCGAGCTATTGCTCGACGTTCTCCTCCTCGGAGACGGGTCCACCGACCGGAACGGCCATCGGCAGTACCTCCAGAAGGACGAGCGGCAGCTCGACGTCGTCGCGATGCTCTGCGCGATGCTGGGCATCCGGACCAGCCGGATGCGCTCCCGGCCGGACTCGCTCTACCTCTGCACCGTCAACCACGTGAAAGGCTCCGCGGTCAACGCACGGCGGGAGCGCTATCGCGGGATCGTCTGGTGTCCCCATCTGCGAACCGGGATCTTCCTCGCCCGCTGCCGAGGCAAGACCTTCTGGACTGGCAACACGAACATCCGCAACGAGGCTGGGAAGGGGAACGACATCTTCAACCGGGCGACCCGTGTGATGCTCGACATGAGCGTCGCCCTCGGCCAGGACACGAAGAGCTCGGCGATCCAGCTCGGGAAGGCGCTCAACGACCCGATCCGGGGCGTGACCGCCCTCCAGCGGGTCGGGGTCTCGTTCACAGAGCAGCAGCGAGACCAGATCAAGACGCTCGTCGAGTCCGGCCGGACGCTCGAGGCGCAGAAGCTGATCCTCGCCGAGCTCAACCGGGAGTTCGGCGGGTCCGCCGAGGCAGCCGGGAGCACGTTCTCCGGCAGCCTCAACAAGGCGAGGAACGCGGCTACCGAGCTGCTCGGCTCCCTCGTCCAGGGTCTGCTCCCCGCGTTCACCACGCTCGCCGGGGGCGCGGCGAGCGCCGCAGCGTTCCTCGGCGAGCACACGACCGCGGTCAAGGTCGGGGCGGTCGCCCTCGCCGCCCTCGCCGCCGGGATCCTCGCCGTCAACGCGGCGATGCGCGTCTACCGGGCAGCCGCGATCGCCATGACCGCCGCCCAGGCCGCCCTCAACGTCGTGATGTCCGCGAACCCGATCGGGATCGTCGTCGCCGCCCTCGTCGCGCTCGGAGCCGCCCTCGCCGTCGCCTGGGCCAAGTCCGAGACGTTCCGGAACGTCGTCACCGGCGCCTGGGAGGCGGTCAAGAGGGTCACGCTGACCGTCTTCAACGAGATCGCCGACTTCATCCGCTCCCATTGGGAGCTCGTCGTCGGGATCTTCACCGGCGGGGTCGGCCTCGTCGTCGCCTTCGTCGTCGAGCACTGGGACGAGATCAAGGGCACGACCAGGGCCGTGCTCGACGCGATCGTCGGCTTCTTCACCGCCCTCCCCGGGCGGCTCGCCGGGACGCTCGGCACGCTCGGCAGCGCGTTCCTCGAGCCGTTCAAGACCGCGTACACGGCCGCCCGGGACTTCATCCGGGACAGCGTGATCGGCGCCCCCGGGGCCGGCGGGATCGTCGGCTTCTTCACCGCCCTCCCCGGGCGGCTCGCCGGGGCGCTCGGCACGCTCGGCGAGACGTTCCTCACCCCGTTCCGCAACGCCTACACGGCCGCCCGGGACTTCATCCGGGACAGCGTGATCGGCGCCCCCGGGGCCGG